GGCACCCGTGAGATTGGCACCCGTGAGATTGGCACCCGCGAGATAGGCACCCGTGAGATAGGCACCCGTGAGATTGGCACCCGTAAGATTGGCACGCGCGAGATTGGCATCCGTGAGATAGGCACCCGTGAGATTGGCACCCGTGAGATTGGCACCCGCGAGATAGGCACCCGTGAGATTGGCACCCGCGAGATAGGCACCCGTGAGATTGGCACTCGTAAGATTGGCACGCGCGAGATAGGCATCCGTGAGATAGGCACCCGTGAGATTGGCACGCGCGCCGCCGGGCTCGCCGTCTATCCATTTTTTGTGCGCCGCGAGGATGGCGGGCAAGTCTTGGCTGGTAATAGTCATGATTTCTGTCTCCAAGGCGCGAGATTGCACCGAAGAGGGCCGGTTGCCCGGCCCCTCACGCGCTGCCATCCCTTAGCGCTACCCTTGCACACTCATTTTTTGCCAGAAATAGACCTCTTCCAAGGTCTGGTGTAGTGCCTCGTTCCATTCCATCCCTTCCGGTGGATGGAGGACAAATCTACCAGTATCCGGGTATCTGCCAATCCAAGCGGCGCTACTCCCTTCAAAGGCGAGCGGTATTTCTCCAGCCTCTTTCAGCCTCTTGCGGAGGTAGGCAATCCGCGCCACAATGGCAGGAGCGCTTCCAGTCTTCTTCATGGGGCGGGAAAGGATAAACCCGGCAAGCGGTGCTGCCACGTATCTCCGCTGGTCTGGAGCCATTTGGCTCCAGCGCTCAAATTCCACAATCATAATATTCTCCATAGGTTTACTCGGTTATTCGTTAATCTGGACGGTTAGGCATTGATCGTAAGCTTTGCCAATATAGAGCGTGCCAGCGTTGCTGAAGCAAATGCACTTGACGCGATGCCAGCGCCCACGCCACTCGACCATGTAGGGCGTAGGAAGGGCTCGGCCATATCCGGTTTGTGTCCGTCCTTTCCAGGGCACTGCCGTTTCTCTGACTGGTACGCGGGTTGTCAGGTAGCTGTCAAAAGTGCCATCTGCCCGCGCGCGTTTGGTCTGAATATAAGCTTCCATGATAAGTCTCCTCGGTTAAGCTACTCAGTAGTGCCCAGCCGAAACCGGGCAAGGCTGAAAAGCCTAAAAATCAAAACCTTCTTACTCTTCGTAATCATCCTTTGTTGCAACGCTGCAAAAGAGCCCATAGGGATAACCCGATTGACCTTTGTATTTATAAGGCACGACGCTACCAAGCGTTGCCTTTGCACGATTACGCCAACACTCTGCAGCAAGCCATTGCACGGCACGCTTGCTGCAACCAACAAAACCCGCGTCACGTATGTAGTACGCTCCGCTTTTTAGGATGGATTTTAGTTGTTTGCGCGTTGTCACCTTTACCGCATAGGAATTGTCTGGCATGTAGCATCCGCGCAAACCTTGAGAAATATGGAAATAAAAAGTCTTCATTTTGTCCTCCACGATTAATCTGATAGACCGATCTTAATTAGGTGCGCGGAGGCTGTCAAGGTAATTTTTACCGGGGATAGGGGGATTTTTAGGCTCCAGGTAATCCATATAATCCAACTAATATTTTGGGGGTGAAACGCGGATTACCGAGCTAAGTTGTTGTTTTTTAATGTCAATTTTTTGTATTAAACCAAATAATACACGAAAATCCAGGAAATAGCCTATACCCTATAATTTTCAAGGTAAAAATTACATTGATGGTAATAATACAACGCTATGTATTAGAAGAAATGCACTAAACCGGCGGGTAGGGATCAAGGTAAAAATTACCGAGATTTTGTCTTAGGGGGTATACCCTTTTTTTTAGTGTATTATCTGTATTAGTTGTATTAGATAAACAGTAAGAAGCGCAGTTTTCCTTGATTTGTGGTGCTAGACCAGTTTCGAAACTTTTAGAATATGTGGCGGATAGCTAAGGCTTTGCCGTTCCAGTTTGTCCGGGTAGTGCCGTTCCAGTTTATCCACCACAATAAAATCAAACACTTAGCGCCCTAACACAGTCACTTTGTATTATACATAATCAGTTTGTATAATACAAAGTGAAGGTTTACCAGAAATGAGGGGAGGGGGATTGTATTACCTATATCGGAGCGATATCAACTCGGGGCACAGCCCGGCGGGGGGAGGGGGCGGGAAAATTTACTGCTCCCTCTCAAAACTGCGCGAAAAAATTGCAATAATTTTCCATGTGTATTATAATTTTCGCTAGTACAAAAATTTTCATATGAGGCGATTATGCGTTGCGGAACTTGCGGGCAAGATAAAGAATTATCCCCTACAAATTTTGTAAAATACAAGAGCGGAAGGTTTTGGACGCGCCGCTGTAAGTCGTGTCAATATAAGCACAAAAATTCTATGCAGGTTAAAAAAGAGCCGCCAAACTATATCAAGCCAGAAACTATAGCTTGCAAGTTGTGCGGAATAACTAAGCCATATACTGAAGACTATTTTTATAAGAATGGCGGCATGCGTTGGGGGCTTAATTATGTGTGTAAGCCGTGTGAAAAAACTCGGCAACGCACTTACCAGCTCGCGGTGAAATATGGCGTTGATCCCGACAAGACAAGAACGCTTCTAGTGCTGGGAAGCTGCCGGGTGTGTGGTGCGCGAGGGACGGAAACGCGATTGGTGGTCGATCACTGCCATGCGCGAGAGTACGCTAGGGCAATCCTTTGCAATTCTTGCAACATCGCGCTCGGGCTTTTGCGTGAGGACGAAAAGCGGATACGAGCCCTAGCAGATTATGTTGCAGGGTGGCACAAGGTTTAGTACCATCCCTTCGACTGTCTCCACGGTCACGCTCCTGGGTTGGGTGGTTCCGGTCATGACCGAGCCGCCCAGCTTAGGGCTCACCGGGGTACAGAACCAGTGGAGACAACCGGAGCCCTGCCATCATGGCCCTCAAGTTCAAAACCCTGCAATCGTCCAACATCGCTTCCGCCGCACATGACCCGGAAACCAGCGAGCTGCACGTCAAGTTCAAGTCTGGCGCCACCTACGTCTATGCGGATGTCAGCGACGACGAGGCGCACGACTTTTTCAACGCCCCCAGCCACGGCAAGCACCACAACGAAAATCTCGCTGGGATCAAGAAGCACCGCCGGGCATGACCCCCGCCGAGCCGGACAAAGCCGCCATCATTGAAGCGCTGGCCGCCGACCGCGAGCTGGCGCATCAAGTCCTCTTCGATCACCGGCACCCCGACGCGACGCCCGACTTCCACAAATCCATCATTGAGGATTACGCCAGCGCCGAGCCTCGGATTGTGGTGATGGCCTTTCGGGGTGGTGCCAAGTCCAGCCTGCTTGAAGAGTTCGCCCTGCTGGAAGCGCTTTTTCAGCGTTGCCACAACATTCTGTTGCTCGGCAATTCGTACCAGATGATTTGCGACCGACTGCGGGCCATCAAGCATGAGCTGGAGCATAATGAACACATCATTGACCTGTTCGGCGATCAGGTGGGGCCGATCTGGAACGAGAACCAGATCGTTCTCACGAACGGCGTCACCATCCAGGCGCGTGGTGCCCGTCAGTCACTTCGCGGCACACGTCACCTGCAATGGCGACCGGACTTGGTTCTTGGTGACGATCTGGAAGACGAAGAGAACGCGGCGACTGACGAAGCGCGAGACAAGATCATGTCGTGGCTGCTGGCGTCCGTTCTACCTGCGATGGACCCGAAGGGTCGAATACGCATCAATGGTACCCCACTTGACCCGAAATCCCTCCTAGAGAAACTGCGCGTGCTGCCCGGTTGGCGCTCCAGCATCTACCCCGCAGCGCTGCCCGCCTCACCCAATCCCGACGATTGGGAGCAGCCGCTATGGCCATCCCGCTTCCCACTCGACACCCTCCGCGACCAATATCAGACCTTCGCCGAGAACGGCAAAGTGAACCTGTTCATGCAGGAAATGATGTGCCGGGCGGAAGACCCCAAAACCAAGCTCTTTCAGCATCGGCATATCGTCATCAACCCGAGCCCGCCCGCGCACGCGCCGATCATGGCGTTCTGCGACCCGGCCCGCACGACCAAGCTGCGCACCAGCGCCCGCACGGGCTATGCTGTCTGGAGCTGGACCAACAACCGCAAGCTCTACGTCCACAAAGCCGTGGGGCATTTCCACAAACCCGACGAGATTGTGAATGAACTGTTCGCCCTCAACGACCGCTTTTCTCCTGTGGCTATTGGCGTGGAACCTGATGGTTTGGAAGAGTTTATTTTTCAGCCCCTCCGCACGGCGCAGGTTGAGCGCGGCGTTACGCTGCCGCTGGCGTCTGGCAAAGCGATCCGTGCGCCGCGGGACAAAGACGGCTTCATTGGTTCTCTCCAGCCCTTCTTTGAGGCCGGGCAAGTCGAGCTGTCGCCGGACTGCGCCGACCTTGTAGCCGAGCTGCTGGCTTTCCCCTCGGGGCGCAAGGATGTGGTGAACGCGCTGGCTTACGCCCTCAGAATGCGACCAGGGAGGCCGATCTATGAAGACTTCGCCCCAACTCACATTGCTGACCAACCCCTCACCCCCGACCGGAAGAAACCCGCCTTCCTCGCCCTCAACGCTCAAGCTGGTATGGTCACGGCCATCCTCCTGCAACGATTGGACGGAGCTATTCGCGTTATGGCTGATTGGGTGTTTGACGGTAATGCAGGCGATGGATTGGACATCATCATCCCCGACGCCGCCATCGTCGCCGGACGCCCGGTAGTGCCGTGGGCTCCCGCCGAGCGCTTCGACAAGTTCGACGGGTCGGGATTGATCCTGGCGGCCCGGCGCAAGGGCATCACCATCCGCAAAGGGCGCAGCCCCGACGATACGGCCCTCACGCCCTGGCTGCGCCGCCAGATCAAAGGCTTTCCCGCTTTCATGGTCAGCCCCGACGCCACATGGGCAATCAACGGCATGTTAGCGGGCTATGCCCGCAGCCTGGACATATCCGGCAAGGTCAGCGATCAGCCCGAGCCGAACCAGTATTGCCTCCTGCTGCAAGGACTGGAGAGCCTGATTTCCGAGTTCGACGCGGCGACGCAAGCCGAGGACGATGACAACAGCGAGATAAACTGGCAGTATACCGGCGACGGGCGCAGATTTATGTCGGCGCGTGGATCGAATTAGGGGGCGGCAATGGCGCAGATAGTGGCTCGCAGCGACTTCATGGCTGGCTTGGCAAACGCAGGACTGTTGCCCTCGGTGCAGGCGGCGGTGGATGCTTCGGGCGATACCGACCTTCAACTGGCATGGGCCGACGATCAGCGCTTTGACCAGCTCGCGCCGACTACCCAGCGCTTGATTGCTTTGGCGGCGATCCCCGCCGCGACCGTCAATGCAATCTTTGGCGGGTAACATGGCAAAAGAAGTCAAGCTGACGCCAAGGGATAAAGACTACTCCCAATTGGAGAGTATGCAGGAAGACCTTGGCGAATTGTATAACGATGTCATCAAGGCATTCACCGACAAGAACAGCCGCGCCAATGACAACCGTGATTATTGGGACATTTATAACTGCGTTATGAATGAAAACCAATATTACAACGGGACCAGCCAAGTTTATATCCCGGTTGCCCATGATGCTATTGAGGCGCGGGTCATGCGCTTCACCAATACCCTTTTCCCGCAGAACGGGCGGCATGTGGATGCGGTGGTGAACGGCACCGAAATCCCCCACGGCACGATCAGCCTACTTGAGAACTATGTGCGCACCGCGCATTTGCGTGAGATTACTCCGGCCTTGCTCCGCAACGGCGACGTGGAAGGCCACTATTCCGTCATGCTGGAATGGGAGGAAACCAAGCGCGTCATCACCAAGCGGGTGAAAAAGAACGTCGAGATGATGCCCGGCGTCGAGCTGGATGACGAGTACGAGACAGTTGAGGATGAAGTGGTCTATGACCGCCGCCCGATCGTCACCGTGCTTTCCGACAGCGACATTGCCGTGGCCCCGGCCACCGCCAGCAGCCCCGAGGACGCCGAGATTGTCGCCATTGCCGTGCGGCTGTCCAAGGCGGCGATCAAGAAAAAGATCAAGGACGGCGACTTTGACAAGAAGATCGGCGAGGCGCTGGTTGAGAATTTCACCATGTCGGCCAACACCCAGCAGCCCGATCCGGCCAAGGAGAAGGCCGACGCGGCGGGGGTGAAGCTCGACGGGGCCAGCAAGACCGCGCTGCTCTACATGGTTTGGACCAAGCGGCTCAAGCTTGGCAAGCATCGCGGCTGGAGTGTGAGTTGGTTCGCGGGCGAGGATATGTGTCTGTCCTGTCGTCGCAATCCGAATTGGTGCGACCGCGTGCCGGTCCTCTCTGCGCCGCTCAAGCGGCTGGCGGGGAGCTTTTGGGGGCAGAGCCCGATAGCGACCATCGCGCAGACGCAATATGCCGCCAATGACGCGCTCAACATGGGGCTCGACAGCGCTCAATATGCGCTGATGCCAATCATCATGACCGACCCGGAGAGCAACCCGCGCACCGGCAGCATGGTCTTGAACATGGCGGCGATCTGGATGACCGACCCCAACAAGACCAAGTTCGCCGAGTTTCCGCCACTGTGGAAGGAAGCCTTTGAGCTGGTCGGGGCGCTCAAAAGTCAAGTGATGCAAAGTCTTTCGGTCAATCCGGCAATGATGCCGCAGGGCGGCGGGCGCAAGAAGCCGACCCAGGCCGAGACGGCGCAAGAGCAGGCGGTGGCGATTGAGAGCACGGCGGATGCCGTAACGATCCTGGAAGAGTGCATCTTCACGCCGATGCTGCGCTGGTTCTATGAGATGGATCACCAGTACCGCGACGATGACATGCTGGTGCGCCAGTTCGGCAGGCTCGGCGTCAAGGCCATGCTGGAGGAAGTGCCGCCCTCCACGATGGATGTGCAATATCAGTTCAAATGGTTCGGCGTCGAGCAGAGCAAGTCTTCCCAACAAGTGCAGCAGATGATCGCCGGCATGAACGTGCTGCGCGGCTTGCCGCCTGAGCTGCTTGGCGGCCTTACGCTTAACCTTGCGCCTGCGGCGGAGGATGTTGCCGAGAAAATCTTCGGCCCGCGCCTCGCGCCGCTGACGCTGATTGATGAGCGCGACAAGATGACCGTCTCGCCTGAGATTGAAAACATGATGCTGGCGACCAACCATCAAGTCGAAGTCCACCCCGGCGACAATGACCCGCAGCATATCGAGAGCCATTTGCAGGCGGCCAAGATCGCGGCCAATCAGGGCTTGCCGCTCGACGCCTACAAGGCGCACGTCATCAAGCACCAAGAAGCGTTGCAGAAGAAGGCGCAGGCCGCACAGCCGCCGATGCAGGGGCCGCAAGGACCGCCCGGCGGCCCGATGCCGCCGCGCATTGGAGCGCAGCCGGTGCCGCCCAAGGGTCCGAACGCGCCCCCTGGTATGATCCATCCCGACCAGCAACAAGATGCAGGGCGCGTCCCTCGCTAGACAACTAATCCTGTGATAGTGTAATAGTGAAGTTCCGAGTGGCTGGCGTTACCAGCTCCCGAGTGGTTGCCGTTAGCACCAAGGAGAGTAGAGCATGGCTGATATTGATGATGGTCCCGATGACCTTGAAGACGAAGTAGCAGTTGCCGATGATGTCGATCTTGAGCCAAATGACGGCGAGGATGGCGAGAGCGGTGACACGGATGACGAGCTGGAAGCAGCCGAGGAAGACGACGCCGAAGACGGCGACGAAGACCCGGAGCCGAAAGCGGCGAAAAAGGAAGGCCGGTACGCAACCCTAGCCCGGCGGGCGAAGGAAGCAGAGGCTGATGCAAAGGCGGCGCGGGAAGCCGTCGCCCGGCTTGAGCAGCAACAGCAACAGCAGTTGCAGCAGCAGAACCGGGCGGCATGGCAGGCGCAGGAGCAGGCGAAGCTGGACTTGATGCTGCCGGAAGAACGGCTGGCATATCAGACCCAGCAGCAGCTCCAGCAGATGCAGCAGCAGATGGCCAATATTCAGTTCCAGGCGGCGGAAGCCGCCGAGAAGGCGGAATACACTGCGAAGGCGGCCACCAGCCCGGTCTACGGCAAATATGCCGCTCGGGTGGAGAAGCTGAAAGCGGATTTGCTGCGCGAGGGCCGGAACGTGTCCCGCGAAAATCTGCTCAAGCTTTTGATCGGCGAGGATGCCTTGCAGCGCGGAGCCAAGGTTGGCGCGAAGCAAAAGGCCGCAGGGTCGGCCCGCCGAGCGGCGGCCTCGGGGCGTCAGCAGAGCGGGCGCAGCGATACCACGTCGAACTCCCGTAGGGAGAAGACGCTGGAGGAGAGACTAGAGGGTGTTCTCATTTAGCCGGTCGGGTGAAGCACCCGCCCAGCGTTTCTAGGAGGGTGTTTCATCATGGCAACCAATAGTGCGTCAAATTTCAACTCGGGCGGCACCTACGGTACCGGCGACGTTGAGCCGTATATCCAATCCAAGGTCATGCCGCTAGTCCAGCGCCAGCTCGTCGCCTATCAGTTCGGCGATCAGCTCCGTCTCCCCAAAGGTCGGGGCACCACCTACGCCGCATCGCGCTATGACCGGCTGAATTTGCCGTTCGCGCCATTGAGCGAAGGCGTGCCGCCGGTCGGCGAAAGTATGCCGCTCGCCCAGGTGAGCGCGGTTGCCCAGCAGTGGGGCGACAAAGTGACGATCACCGATGTCGCCGAATTCACCATCAAGCATCCGCTGTTCCAGGTTGCGACCGAGCTGGTGGCCTTGCAGATGGCGGAAACGCTGGAGCGCAACACCTACACCAACTTGCTCGGCGGCACGCAGATCAACTATGCTTCCTATGACGGCACCGCTCGCGGCTCCCGCGCCGGTATCCGCAACGGCGGCACGGCGGCGACCTCGGATGTGCTGTCCTCGCACGAAATCAACCGCGCAGCCGGTGCGCTCTACACCATCGGCGCTCCGCAGTTCATGGGACAAAGCGAGCCGTCGGCCAAGCTCCCCGCCGACAAGATCAGCAAGGCGCGGAACGACGCCACCGGCTTCCAGCACTATGTCGCGCTCATTCATCCGCTGCCCGAACAGGACATGCGCGAGAACAGCACCGTGGCGCTGGCGTGGTCCTACAGCGACGTGAACAAGCTCTATAACAACGAGCTTGGCGAGTGGGGCGGGATGCGCTTCTGCCGCTCCAACATGATTCCCTATTTCGTCGGCGTGGCCGCCGTCAGCGGCACCGCGCAGACCACCGGCAATCTGGCGACCGGCAACTATTACATCCAGGTCACTGGCCTGCCGAGCCAGCAGAACTACGAGCAGCGCATCTATCAGGTTTCGGGCGCGATTGCCGTGACCGGCCCCAACGGGTCGATCAGCGTCACCGTTCCGACCCTGGCCGGATATGTGTTCAACGTCTATATCGGCACCACCAGCTCGCCGGTAAATCTTGGCCTCTCGACCTCCGGCCCGACCTCCGGCCCGCTGACCGGCCAAGCCGCGCAGATCGCCTCCGGTTCGACCATCACCATTACCGGCGTCGGTACCGCGCAGACCCCGCCCGCCGCTCCGGCGACCGGCATCACCGTGTTCCCGACCTTCATCATCGGCAAGAATGCCTATGGTCAGGTCATGCTGGACGATCCGAAATTCACCTACCTCAAGACGGCGGATAAGTCCGACCCCCTGAACCAGCTCCGCATCATCGGCTGGAAGGTGATGTACGGCACGCTGCTGGAGAACCAGAATTTCTTCATGCGGATCGAAAGCACTTCGCTGTTCACCCCGACCTTCCAGTAAGGTTCCTCCCTGACTAGCCGGGGGCCATAAGCCCCCGGCACCCTTTTAGGAGCAAGAGCATGGCAACCACCCCGAAGAAGCCCAGCGTGGAGACGCAATTGATCCCTGGCGCGGTCGAACTCGACGCCAAGACGCAGATGGAGCTGGAGAACGAAGCGAAAGCTGAACTTCTCGCCGAACAGACTGCGCTGGCCGAAAAGCAGTTCAAGGCTGCGGCTAAGAAGCGCCTCAAGGCCGAAATGCAGGCCGCCAACGGCATGAAGGAAGACGAGCTGGTGCCCGTCACTATTGACCTCGCGCCGCACGCCGACAAGATCGTGATTGACGGGGTTGCCTACTATCATGGCATGACCTACAATTTCGCTCCTGCGGCGGTCAATACGATCAACGAAATCATGTTCCGTACTTGGCAGCATGAAGCCGAAATCTCGGATCGCCGCAACCGGAGCAACGCTTATAAGCACCCGCAGGCTCCGGTCATTCGCAATACAGCCGCGTAGGAGCAGCTATGACCGAGACAGTAAAACACAATGTCGGGCCGGTGGGGTTTACCATCGTCGCCGAGCTGGGGGCATCCCGGCAGATCAACATCGGCGGAAACTTCCCGGAGAACGCTAGCAAGGAGAGCATTGACGCGACCTTGGACTTGATCCTCAACGCGATCAATCGCCAGCAGTCGAAGGCCGGGATTATCAACAAGACCGCCGAAATTGCCGCGATGGAGCGCAATTTGCGGATGCAGCGTGAGGATATCGAACGTCTCGACGGCAAGGCCGCGTCTTCGGGCAAAACGCTGTCGGTCAATGAGCGGCAGCACCGCGAAGCGGCGATCATCAACGCCCGTCGCCTGGAAGACGATATCAAGCTGCAAAAGGAAGTCCTCGCCGAGTTTCAGCGGGACGCGCAGTAATGGCATTGCAAGCGCAACAGATTGTCGCGCTCGCTCTGTCAGCAGGACGGGGGACGTCCGGCTATACTTCTCAGGCCGGACAGTTCCTTAACGCCATTCTCTCCTATCTCGCGCAGACCTATGACTTTGACGAGTGCCGCAAGACAGTTGTTCTCTCCGTCACCGGCAACACCGCGAGCTATTCTTTGCCCGCCGATTACCTGCGGGCGCGGGAAGTTTTCTATTACGTCAGCGGCACGCCGTTCTATTTGAACCAAATCCCGCTTGAGGAATATGACCAGCTTTTCAACGGGCCAGGCATCAACAATTATCCCGAGCAGTTTGCGACGCAGGTGGAGACAAGCCCGCCGACCATGTATTTTTGGCCGCCGCCGAATATTTCGTTGTCGGTCAATCTCCGCTATCAGTCGCAGCCCTCGGACATCCTGACGCCCGAGACGAGCAGCGTCATTCCCTGGTTCCCCAACCAGCAATATCTCATCAAGCGGCTGACCGCCGACATCGCCATGCTGACCGACGACACCCGGCACCAATCGCTGCTGGCCGAGAGCGCGGCGATCCTGGATAAGTTTCTGATGATTGACGACGACAAGAGCGGCTATGCCCAGCAGGTGACGCTGGATCGCCGCCGGTTCCGCAATATCAGCAATTTGAAGCCGACCAAGGTTACGGGTTTTTGATAACCCATTGATTTGGTTATACTATTTGGAGGGAGGGGACGCAATGGCTATTCGTGACGTGCAACCCATGCCCTTCGTCCCCGCTGGGCTGTCGGATAGTCTTGACGGCAATATGTCGAAGAAGGGCGGCATGTTGTCTTGCTCCAACCTCATGCCGAGCATCACGACGCCGGGCATGTTCATCCCCCGGCCAGCGGCCTTCAAGGCGATCGACTTCACTCTCGGCGGCTTCACGACGCCCGGCTATGTCTCCTGCATGACGCAAGTCGGGACGCGGGTTTGGGGCATGATTGCCTCGGGCCGCAACACCGGCAATGACGAGCCCTTTTGCTACGATCTGGCAACCAGCTCGTTCGTCACGATCAGCGGCATCACGGCGGGGAACACTCCGACCAGTCCGAAGACCAGCGGCGCATGGACGCCGCCGACGATCTGCGCGGTGGGCGGCTATATCGTCTTCACTCATCCCGGTTACAACGGCGTCGGGGCCAACTTCTTCGGCGTAATCAGCGGCGCGGGCGGCAACAGCCCGGCCTATAATTCCTACAATACCGGAACCAACCCGCTGCCGAGCGTGCCGACCTTCTGCGCCAATTTCAATGGCCGGGTCTATTTCGCTTGCGGCAACACCGCCTATTTTACGGACGTGCTGGTGCCGACCAACATGGCGAACGCCACCAACTCGTTGACCTTCGGCGGGGCCGATGCCATCACGTCCATGTCGCCGCAGCCCTATTACACCACCACAGCGGGCGGTATCGCCCAAGCGCTGCTGGTGTTCAAAGCTTTCGGCATCTGGCAGGTGCAAGGCGATCTGGCGCTCGGCACCTTGGCGTCCAACCAGGTGATTTCCGGGGTCGGCACGCAATCGCCGCGCAGCCCGGCGGTGACGCCGAACGGTGTGGCCTTCCTGGCGATTGACGGCATCCGTACAGTCGGGCTCGACGGACAAGTGTCGGTGCCGGTGGGCGAAGTCAACAAGCCCTTCATGACGGCGCTAACGCCAACTCGCACGGCCTGTACCTACAACCAAGGCACCTACCGCGCTGTGGTCGATTTCCTACAGGGCGGCTCTTACCAAAAATTTGAATATTGGTGGGACGAGATTAGAGAAATCTGGACCGGCCCGCACACGCTGACCTATGACAACATCATCCCGAGCGGCGCGAGCTTCCTGGTGACAAGCCCGACAAATACCGGCGCGATATACCAGACCAATGTCTTACCGGGCGCGACCGACAGTTTCACCGAATTCGGCACGCAGCTTACCTTCAATTATCAGACCGGCGTGCTGCCCGAGGACACCAGCATCCTTTCTGAAAAAGCGCTGATTGAGCATACCATTTTCATGGGGTTTGCGACCGAGACGGTGCTGACCTTCAACGCACTCGATCCGTCCAACAATATTCTTTCGACCTATGCAGTAACGACGCCGCTGATTGCACCTTCGGGGCCAACCACTTATGGCGTTTTCTGGCCCGCGCCAATCGTTTTCAACCGGATGTCAATTAAGATTAGCGGAAACTCGGCGGCTGGCTTGCAACTCGGCGCGATGTATTTGCATTATCAGGCGCTCGGTTACATCAATGTCGATTTTAATCTAAGCGGCGGATTGAATACTTCTTATGATTATGGGTTAGTTTCTGATCCCGTGCTTGTGATGGTCGGGGATTGGGGCTCTGTTGCGGATGCGGCGGTATCCGTGGTAGATTTCGAGACAAGCGGCCCCATAGCTGGACCGCCGTAAGGGGATAGTATGGCAACTCAAGTCCAATGGCGACGCGGAACGCACGCGCAAGTCCTGGCTTTCACCGGGGCCGTGGGCGAGATTGCCGTTGACTTGACCCAAAACCGGCTAGTTTTGCAGGATGGCGTGACCGCTGGCGGCTGGCCGCACGCGCTTCTCGGAGATATTCAAGGG